AAAGACTAAAGGGAAAAACTGGTAATGGACTTTAATGAATACCAAGAACGAGCAAACAAAACCGCTATCTATCCAGAGGACTACAAGCTAGTCTATCCTACCCTTGGCCTAGCAGGTGAAGCAGGTGAGGTAGCGGAGAAGATCAAGAAGATTGTACGAGATGGTAAAGATATTAAAGCCGAAGCACATGAGATTGCCAAAGAACTAGGAGATGTTCTTTGGTATGTGGCGGCAGTGGCTAGGGATATTAACTATAGCCTACAAGTTATAGCTGCAATGAACATACAGAAATTAGAAAGCCGCAAGGAACGTGGCGTACTACAAGGGAGTGGTGACAACAGATGAGAAACAATTACCTACCAACAGACTACCAGACTTTTATTGCCACCAGTAGATATGCACGATGGCTAGAGGATGAGAACAGGCGAGAGACTTGGCCTGAGACAGTGCAGCGATACATCAACTACATTGCTAAGACAGGCCTACCCCCTAAAGACTTAGAAGAAATTGAAGAAGCTATCATCAACCTTGAGGTCATGCCTTCTATGAGGGCATTGATGACAGCAGGTGTAGCAGCAGACAGAGATAATACCTGTATCTATAACTGTAGCTATCTACCAGTGGATCATATTCGTGCCTTTGATGAGGCTATGTTTATCCTACTATGTGGTACAGGTGTAGGCTTCTCAGTGGAGCGTCAGTCTATTGTCAAGCTACCTGATGTACCTGAGGCATTAGACTACAGTGATGATATCATTGCAGTTAAGGATAGCAAGGAAGGATGGGCTAAAGCATTACACAAACTGCTGTCTCATCTGTACTCAGGGGACATTCCTAAGTGGGACTTGTCTGCTATTCGCCCAGCAGGTGCAAGGCTCAAGACCTTTGGTGGTAGAGCTAGTGGACCTGAACCACTTGATGACTTGTTCAAGTTCGTTGTAGCTAAGTTTAAGGTAGCAGCAGGACGTAAGCTAACCAGCATTGAATGCCACGACATCATGTGTAAGATTGGCGAGGTAGTAGTTGTTGGTGGTGTGCGTAGATCAGCTATGATTAGCCTGTCTAACCTTAGTGATGGACGTATGGCACACGCTAAGTCTGGTCAGTGGTGGGAGAATGAGGGTCAACGTGCGTTGGCTAATAACTCTGTAGCCTACACAGACAAGCCTGACATGGAAGGGTTCATGCGTGAGTGGCTCTCACTAGTAGAGTCTAAGTCTGGTGAGCGTGGTATCTTCTCACGTACAGCAGCAGACAACCACGTTAAGATGAATGGACGTAGAGAGACAGGACATGAGTGGGGTACTAACCCTTGCTCTGAGATTATCCTACGCCCTTACCAGTTCTGTAATCTAACAGAGGTGGTGGTACGTGAGCATGATGACCTTGAAAGCCTACGCCGCAAGGTACGCCTAGCTACTATTCTTGGTACAGCACAGTCTACCTTTACTAAGATGCCATACTTGCGTAAGATTTGGCAGAAGAATACTGAAGAAGAACGTCTACTTGGTGTCTCCCTTACAGGTATCATGGACAATGCTGTACTGTCTAAGACTGTTGATAGCCCTCGCTGGCTACAAGAGCTTAAGGCACAGGCCATTGATGTCAATCGTGTCTATGCTGACAAGCTTGGTGTGACTGCTTCTACTGCTATCACCTGCGTTAAACCTAGTGGTACAGTATCGCAGCTAACTGATACAGCTTCAGGTATCCATGCACGACACAGCGCATACTACATTCGTACTGTACGTGGTGATAACAAAGACCCACTAACACAGTTTATGAAGGACAGTGGTATCCCTGCTGAACCATGTGTGATGAAGCCTGACTCTACTACAGTGTTCAGCTTCCCTACTAAGTCACCATCTGGTGCTGTTACTCGTAATGATATGACTGCACTAGAGCAGCTAGAACTGTGGAAGAACTATGCACTGAACTGGTGTGAGCATAAACCATCAGTGACTATTACAGTCAAGGATGCTGAGTGGATGGAAGTAGGAGCCTGGGTGTACAAGAACTTTGACATCTGCTCAGGTATTTCTTTCCTACCTCACAGTGACCACAGCTATGCACAGGCTCCCTATCAAGAGATTGAAGAAGAACAATACCTAGAACTTAAGGAACAGATGCCTGAGTCTATTGATTGGACTGCTTTATCCCTGTATGAAAAAGAAGATACTACTTCTGGTAGCCAAACTCTAGCCTGTACTGCTGGTGCTTGTGAGTTGGTTGATATCTAAAGTACCCCTATTAGCGAAAGTTTGTAAAAATGAGAGTATTAGGTAACGATTTTAATATCACAGATGGACTGTTACGTAGGTTATATGAACTATACCCTAACAAACTTCCGCTTAATCAAGTAACCTCTGAGGAGTTAGCTTTCCTCAGGGGTCAGCAATCTGTGATAAACAAACTGGTTGAATTACAAGACCAAGATTTTGAGGATGATTAATATGGGTGGATTATTTAGACCCAAGATGCCAACCCCACCACCTGCTCCTGCTAGACCAGTGACTGCGGTGGCTAAGACCCCCGACTTAGAGGTTGGCATGGAGGAAACTCCTATGATGGGTATCAAGAAAAAACGCAAGGGTAAGAAGGAATTGATTACAGCAATGGATACTTCCCTTCAAACAGGCAGCGAAGGTGCTGGCCTACAGATAACAAAGGGGCAGTAGTATGGGTGCGCCAGCTAAAAAAGTTAAGAAGGCTGTTAAGAAAGCTACCAAGTTTGTAGATAAGAAACTTGTTGAGCCTCTTGAGCGTCCTGTAAAGAAGACTATCAAGAAGGTTGAGAAGGCAGTAGTTGAACCTGTAGAAAAAGCTTACAAGAAAACTGTTGAAGAAGTTAAAGATACTGTGGCGGGTACTGATAAGACAGACCGCAGACCACCAGCACAATCACAGACAGCACAAGCACGTACAGGTGCGCCTAAAGAACAGACTGAAGATGCTCCTACTGGTATTGAAACATCTGGTACACAGATGAAACGCAGACGTAAGGGTAAGAAAGCTCTGGTTCTTAAGCAAGCAGCAGCCCAAGTAGGTGGTGAAGGCGGTTCAGGCTTGAACATCCCGAAAGGCTAATGTCATGGGTGCGGTTACATTTAAACCCCACGATGAAGAAGAAGTGATGGGCAAGTCTAAGTATCAAATAGACCAGAACGCCACTATGCCTTTTGTTGAGGATGGTGAGGAGATGTCTCCTGAAGAGATTGTACTGAGTAAGTACAAGAAAAAGAAACTAGAGGTATACTAAATGGAACAAGATGTAGGTACAGTAGCTAAACGCTACAGCCAACTAGAAGGAGAGAGAGACACTTTCCTAGAGAGAGGCCGTGAGGCAGCAAGGCTTACTATTCCTACTCTTTTGCCTGACGAGGGACATAGTAGTTCATCTATCTATGCTACACCATATCAAGGCATTGGAGCAAGAGGTGTAAACAACCTTGCATCTAAACTATTGCTTGCTCTCTTGCCCCCTAACAGCCCCTTCTTTCGCCTGACTATTGATGACTTTGACTTGCAACAACTAGCAGGTGATAATCGTGGTCAAGTGGAAGAAGGACTTGCACGTATTGAACGTGCTGCAATGCAAGAGATTGAGGGTAAGTCAATCCGTGTACCAACCTTTGAGGCACTAAAGCTGCTTATCGTCACTGGTAATGCGCTGGTATATATGCCAAAAGAAGGTGGTATGAAAGTATTCAGACCAGACCGCTACGTTGTTAAGCGTGATGCAATGGGCAATGTACTAGAGATTATTACCAAGGAGTCTATGGCTCCTGTTACACTGCCTGAAGAAATCAAAGCACAGATACCGCCATCAGATACACCAGCCAAAAGTTATGACCTTTATACAAGGCTGACTAAAGTTGCTAAAGGATTTGAAGTTATCCAAGAGGTAGCTGGTATCATTGTTGAGACCTCACGTGGTATGTTTAAGGCTGACAATAACCCATTCATTCCTCTACGTTTTATACGTATTGATGGTGAGGATTATGGTCGTGGTTTCATTGAAGAATACATTGGAGACCTGCGTAGTCTAGAAGCTCTAACTAAAGCTATCGTTCAGGGTAGCGCAGCATCAGCAAAGGTATTGTTTCTTGTACGTCCTAATGGGACAACAAAGACTAAAGACCTGTCTGCTGCACCTAACGGAGCTTTCCTACAGGGTGATGCTAACGATGTCTCTACACTACAAGTAGCTAAAGCCGCTGATTTCCGCGTGTCTTTAGAAACTATGCGTATGATTAATGACCGTCTTGCTGCTGCTTTCCTATTGAATAGTAGTGTACAACGAGCAGCAGAACGAGTCACCGCTGAAGAAGTTCGCTTCATGGCGCAGGAACTTGAGACTGCTCTTGGTGGTGTATACTCCATCCTATCTCAAGA